ATTGCTGCCCTCCCCGTCGTGGATGTTGCCAATGATCTTACTATACGGCACACGGTTAAAATCTACATACCGTCCATCATTGCTTTCCAAGGTGAATCCGGCTTCAAGTGGATCGTACTCCACCACAAAAGTTCTTTTTTCATGTGGGTCAAACAGCCTGTCCCCCTCAAACACCTTCGTACCGTCCCTATCAATGATCCCCGTCCACTCGCAGACCGTGGAGGGGTCAACCTCATCAGCCACTCGGCACCCGTTGTTGTACCAGTGGATAATGGTGCTGTCTTGGAGCTGATTCAGGTCTCCATATACCCATTTCCCATCGCTCCACCGCTTGGCTTTGAAAAGGATCTCTCTCATTGTTTTCCCTCCATCCCCATAAACTTCCGGCACATGGCCGCAACCTGGATGGCCTCGCAGGCGGCGTTGATGGAAAACATCATCAGACTTTCTGCCGACAGTCTCGCTGGGCTGTCGTGCCTGACGTTGTCCCACATATGGTCCAAAAAAAGCTCTGCGGCTTCTAACTGTTCTTTTGCTTCGTCGAACTCTTCCAGGATCACAGCATAGCCCTCGTGTTGGCTACGGAACTGCGGGAACCGTTCATTAGCTGCGTCAAGCTCCTTGTCCACCAGGGCGCGGACATCGTTTTCAATGGCGTTCATTCCTTCACCTTCTCTCTCAGCCTATTCAGATAAAACAGTGCTTTGTCCAGGTCCTGTGCTTGATTTCCTTTGAGCGGAGACCTCCAGATATACTTGACCGCCTGCCATGCCAGACCGGCCTGCACTGTGTCCTGGTATCCCATGACCATGCTCTCTAGCGCGTCTATGCACTCGACAGACCCGGCGGTGTAGTGGGGCGGGTGTTGGACCATGTCTGGCCGATCTCCAAAAACGCTGACCAAATATTCGTCTGGCACTGCAAAATTTTCTTCGCTCATTCCGCACCTCCGATGATTTCGTAAAGTGTAACGACCATCTCATTTTTCAGCGATGGGAATGCGTCTTTGCGAAGATAGATGATCTTCCCGTCAACTTTCATTGTTACCATATCGGCAACTTTTCTTAATTCTGCGGGGCCAACCACTTCAAGCAGGTTCTTCACTATCTCCACCTCCTGCTCCGTCCAGCGGGGCTTGCGGATGATGCGGTCGGGGTGGTTGATGAGTTCGCACACTCGATCAGCGTCCATCAGCGTACCCATGTTCGTTCGTATGGTTCCAAACGAATCTATATAGGCGTCTTTATATGGGCCAGCGTCAAACCTCTCTCCTTTCTCAACCCCCAGCACCTGGCAAATTCTCGGTTTGTCCATGTTGGCCTCCTCCTTATGTTTTGCCGTCTCCGGCATATCATCCTCCACCACATAGCCAAGCCAAAGTTCACTGCTCATGGCCTGCCTCCTCAAAATAGATCTTCCCACAATTGTCATACTTCATCTGCTTGTGCTGTACGCCTCTCAAGATGATGTACGCCCGCCTAAGCTGGCCGATGTCGAAGTAGCCGAAATGGCAGTCCTCAACTGGTATCTCCATCTCGTGGGCCAGCCAGCAGTAAAGGTCGTGCCGCTTCTTTCCGGCTTTTGGTTTCCCTTTCCAAAAGCTATCAAAGATAGCATGGCACATCTTTTTCCCTGTCCGCATCGGCTCGTCAGCCAACAGACCCAGGGCTTCCCGTGGGCGGGGCTTATGCGTCCCCACATAGGCCCCACACCGCTCACAGAGGTAGCAGTAGCCGCTCCCGTACTCCCGGCCATAGACACGGGCATTAGAGCCATAAGTGACAGGCCCTCCGCAGATATTACAACGGGTCGGATTGGTGTTTATCATGGCCTGCCTCCTTCCTTTCCCACTCCCTGCACCGCTGATCCGGGTCTGTGAAGTCGGCGCGGTGCGGGGAATCACCATTACAGCACACGCCCTGGAAGTCCTCGTACCATGCGCAGGTGGCGCAACACTTAGTCATGCTCGGCCTTCTTCCGCTGGCCCATAGAACAATAGTCGTTTTCCTGGAACATCTTCCAGTCCATACTCTCAGCCGGAGAACAAGGTTCCCCGTCCGAGGTCTGAAAATATGATAGTTGATCGCACCAGCCTGTATCGGAATGATAATGCTTGCACTCCCGGCATCTGACCACAGGCACCACATCAGGCCCCAGGTCAATGTCAATCGGTCCGTGATTCATGTGCTCGTTGCACCTAGCCATTGCCTGGAAAGCTGGAATATGTATTTTCACTGCTCGTCCTCCTTGTCCATGCGAGCGCCGCACCACGGGCAGAAAGTAGCGCCCTTGTCTCCATCGTCGCTGTACTCTTTGCACTCCGAACAATACGGGATTTTTCCAGGTTCAAAAATCCATCTTCCGTGCCGCACCTCCGCAACGTCGGCGGCGGGGAGCCGATGGACTGCGCTCAGCGCGTCAGCACACATTTCCTGGGCGGCAAAAACCATTTCGTCGTTAGCTCCTGCCCCATCCGGAGTTGACATACTGGGCATAATAGCGGTAATTACCTGTTCTGCTGCCGCCCTCTCGATGTACTCCTTCACGATCAATACTCCTTCAAATAAAGTGCAATTTGAATAAGTCCCATCCCAAAAATAAAAACTGCTGCTGACCAGTTAAGGGCGGTATTCCCATTCCCTTTTAGACCGAAATAAACATTTAGTGCCGCCAGGAAGAAATTCACACCAGTGTAAAATATCATTCTGAGTCTCCTCCTTTTTCATCCTGCTCCCTCCGTAGTGCGGCCTTAAGTTCTTCTCTCTCCCGCTTCACCTGCTCCAGTTCGTTTTGTACCGCTTCCAACTCCTCGTGCGCCTTGATGATTTCCGTCTTGGCGCAAACGATAGGGCAGTCGTGGCACTTGTCCTCGTAGTGTTTCAGACGGGTGATCTCTGCCCTGGCCTGCTCCAGCTCGTCCTGCTGCTTCTCGTTTTCGGCCTGGAGCGTGGAGAGGGCGGTGGCGGCATTGTCCAGCACGTCCTCCTGATCGGCAAATGCCCGCCCAAGAGTTTTCCCATTTCGATATGCGTCGGCATCATTCCGCAATCGTCTAATCAGCTTTTCGTAGTCCATCATGGTTCTCTTCTCCTTTGTCCCCCCAGCCAAAGGCGCTTTTAATCGCCTCCAACAGTTTCCTCCACATTGATTTCCTGTTTTTCAGTCTAGCGTTTTCATCCAGCAGGGCAGTGATAGCATCCGCAGCTTCTTCCACTAAGTTACATACCTCATCAGAATACACCAATGGACCTTGCAGGTTGTATGGATATGGCGCGCCGACTAGTTCTCCGTATGGGATTTTCTCACTTTCCGGTGGCAACCAATCTCTTAAGTCAGCCACAAGCTTTTCGTAGTCCATCAGGTGTCCTCCTCCCCCTCCGGCGGGCGGCGGTAAAATTTTGCCCCTAAAGTTTCTACGGCGGATTCATAACTTGACCATCCGCAACCATAAATCAGCGATACAGCACCCCATCTTTGCGTCCCAACTAATGCCCAATGACCGCATTGATTCCCAGTGTCTGAGGGGAAAGTCATGTAAACTGGCTCCCCATCCATCTCCCGCAGCTGCTCCAGCGTTAATGCTCTATTATCAGACATATCGAAACACCATCCCTCCAGTATGTTTATATCTTCCTCTGCACACTTTTGCGATTGAGGTGTCAAGTAATCCCAATTTTCTTGCGGCAAACGATGCTGACGGATAAACCTCTCCGTTTGTTATGCAGTATACTTTTTTAATCCCAAAATACGGAATATCAAGACCCGTATAAACCGCATGAAGTTTATTGCCCTTTGAGGTCACCCATTCAAGATTGTCTGCACTGTTGTTGTGCTTGTTTCCGTCAATGTGATTGACAAAATTGCACCCTTCTTTTCTTTGGATAAAGTGTTCTGCGACTAACCTATGTACTGGGATCGCTTTTGCCTTGTTATCTTTTGAAAGCGATACCCGATAATAGTCACAGTTCTTATACTTAGAAGCCTTTGAAGGAGTTAATATTTTCCCGTTATTTCGTTTTTCATATCCAGAATTATAGTGAACCATTCTTGGAAGAGAGTGAACTCTTCCTTTATTGCTGACCTCATACAGCCCTTCATATCCCACGATTGGCTTCCAAATCTCACCGTTCACTATTTTCATCTCCTTTTCTCGTCAGCGGCTCGTTCGGCGTGGTGAGGGTGGCAATTTTAACCGCCTCGCCGCTCTGCATATCTTTTAGCAAAACGCTCCCATTTTCAATAATGACAGCCAGTTTTTCAGCTGCTATCTCTGCCTTGACCTGCACAACATCAATCGCCCTTGCCATCTTTCAGCGCCTCCAATCTCTCCAACACCATCTCCACGGCCTCGTCCGTCATGGGAGCGCCGCACCATGCGCAGAAAGGTGTTTCTACATCAGGGGTTCTCCCGCATTTTGTACATCGGCACTGTATATTTCCAGCTCCCAAAGGCGGTAAATAGTGTTTCCACACACCCCTCCAGACCTTCTCCACCTTCTCCCGGCTGATTTTCCCCATATATCTACAAATCCTCCATTCTGTGTAGTATTATTTAACTGCGTGGAAAGTGAGGTGATTTCATGGTCATGCATCCAGTTTCCTCAACGGACATAGCCAGTATCGGATATGAAAATGGGACTCTCTACATCTCATTTCATAAGGGTGGCACCTACGCCTATTTCGGTGTCCCGCAGTCTGTATATGCTGGGCTCATGTCTGCAGGGTCCCACGGAAAATACTTCCACGCATTTATCAAGGGTAGGTATGGATATTCCAAGGTCTAATCTATAACTACCAGCACCACCGCAGGGCCGTTTACTGAGACTGTCACATCTTGGTACGGCTCTGCGATGTGTGTTTCTACGCCCTCACGCTTTCTTAGTTCGTCTACCAGATCGCAAGTTTTAAACTCAGATAGCTGCTCCCGGCTGACGGGGCGGAGGGCGGAAATAATCTCTAACGGGTCTAAGGCCGATATGACCGCTTCTGCG